AGGCTGGAAACAGTTAATCTCTGACCTACAAAGTAATGTTGGACAGATCAACTCAGTAGAAATGACTACGGATAACGATAACCTGAACTTTCGTAAAGGTCAATTAGCTATCCTAGCAACTATATTAAATCTTGAAACACAGATTGAAAACTCTCACTCTGAAGCAGAAACAGAAGAACCTGTCGATGAGATTGTTTGATTTTAGATGTCCTTGTGGCAAACTGTTTGAAGATTTAGTTAAGTCTGATGTTACAACTTCTAGGTGCAGTTGTGGCTTGGACGCTAAACGTGTTATCTCCCCAGTGAGATCTAACCTTGAAGGCATTAGTGGAGACTTCCCTGATGCACATGACAGGTGGGTCAAGCGCCGGGAGCAGCACATGGCACATGAACGAAGGCAAACCTCCTAATAGAGAACCTTCATACTAAACATCTCCACAATACTAAGGTACGGAGTTAATAATGGCTAAGATTATTCAACCTGAGCGTCAACAGGATAACCAAGAAGACGAACAGCAACTAGATATGTTTGCACAAGTAGAGGAACAACAGGAAACTCCTGAACCACAGGAACCTGAGATCCCCGACAAGTACAGAGGTAAGTCTGCTGAAGAACTTGTACAGATGCACCAAGAAGCTGAGAAGCTATTGGGCCGACAGAGTTCTGAAGTAGGTGAGCTACGTAAGGTTGTTGATACGTATATCCAGACACAACTCACAGAAGATACTAAAGAAGCACCCCAACAAGTCGAAGAAGTAGATTGGTTTACAGACCCTGATAAGGCTGTAGATAGGGCTATTCAGAACCATCCTAAGATTAAGGAAGCTGAAGAAGTCACAAAGCAGTATAAGGCAAGCACTGCGCTATCAGAGCTACAACGTAAGCACCCTGATATGCAACAGATCTTGCAAGATGCTAACTTTGCTGAGTGGATTAAAGCATCCAATGTTAGGACTAGGCTGTTTGTAGCAGCAGACCAGCAGTACGATCATGAGTCCGCTGATGAGCTATTTAGCTTATGGAAAGAGCGACAGAACATTGTACAGCAAACTGCCGCTGTAGAGGAGCAATCCCGTAAGCAAGCAGTTAAAGCGGCTTCCACAGGCAATGCTCGTGGTAGTAACGAATCAGCCCCTAAGAAGATCTATAGACGCGCAGACATTATTAACCTTATGAGAACCGACCCTGATCGTTATGCTGCTCTACAACCAGAGATTATGAAGGCATATGCAGAAAAGAGAGTTCGGTAATAAAACCTTAAAAAGAGATATTTATTATGACTGATTCCACATATCCCGCTAATGGCGGGTTCGTTGACAACACTAGCGCAGCTACTTTTATTCCAGAAATTTGGAGTGACGAGATTGTTGCCGCTTACCAGAAGAACCTCGTATTGGCAAACCTTGTCAAGAAGATGTCTATGTCTGGCAAGAAAGGCGACACGATCCATGTACCTAAGCCTGTTCGTGGCGATGCACACGCTAAAGCAGAAGGCATTGCTGTAACGGTACAGAACGCTACTGAAGGCGAAGTGCAAATTGCTATTGACAAGCACTTTGAATACTCACGTCTGATTGAAGACATTACCGACGTACAGGCTCTTAGCTCACTACGTCAGTTCTACACGGAAGACGCTGGCTACGCTTTGGCGAAGCAAGTTGACACCGACCTGCACAGCTTGGCTACTGGCCTTGGTTCTGCTGGTACGTCTTCTACGACCTACCTGAACAACGGCGGTACGTTCTTCGTAGACGCTACTAACGGTCTGTCTACTTACACGGCTGACACGGTAACGACTGCTGACGTATTTACTGATGCTGGTTTTCGTGGCCTGATCCAGAAGCTAGACGATGCTGATGTTCCTATGGAAAATCGTTGCTTCGTTATTCCTCCTTCAGTTCGCAACACCATCATGGGTATTGATCGTTACGTAAGCTCTGACTTCGTAAACAACGGTCAGGTAACTGGTGGTCAGATTGGTCAACTGTACGGCATTGACGTATTTGTTAGCACTAACTGCCCTGTTGTTGAAACTGCTGCTGATAACTCTGCTTCTGCTGTAGACTCTCTGGGTGCCTTGCTGCTCCAGAAGGATGCAATTGTAATGGCTGAACAACTGGGCGTTCGCTCTCAGACTCAGTACAAGCAAGAGTTCTTGGCTAACCTGTTTACTTCAGATACTTTGTACGGTGTAAACGTACTTCGTCCTGAGTCAGGTGTAACTTTGGTTGTTCCTAAGTAACAATCATTTAACTGGGGGCTGCTACGGTGGCCCCTAGTTTTATTGAGGTAGCTAAGTATGAGCATAGTAGCTAGTTTGGTCGGGCCAGTAACAGGCTTGCTTGATAAGTTTATTGAGGACAAAGACCAGAAGAATGCTCTGGCTCATGAGATTGCTACCATGTCTGAGCGCCATGCTCAAGAGTTAGCTAAAGGTCAGCTAGAAGTAAACAAAGTAGAGGCAGGACACTCTAGTTTATTTGTTTCTGGATGGCGACCCTTCATTGGCTGGACATGTGGATTGGGCATGTTTGGTAACTTCATCACAATCCCGTTTTCTAACTTTGTATTGGCTCTAGCAGGTATAGACATTGTCATACCTTTAGTACCACTAGAAACTATGATGCCTGTCCTTATGGGTATGTTAGGTTTAGGTGCAATGCGCTCATTTGAGAAGACAAGGAAATAAGTAGCTGATGTCTCTAAATCTTGATTTCAGTAATTTTAATGTTGACTTGTCTGGTCTAGGCGACTTTAGTTTAGACTTGTCTAACTTGTCTCCTCTTTTGCAGGACACTACTTCTGATCCTAGTCCATTAGACATACGTAAGGCAGAGATTGCTGCTGAAGTAGCTGCTAAAGCAGCACAACAGCCTGTACAACCTGTTAGAGAAACTGCTGATTTATCTGCCTACTATGATGCGTTGCGTCAAGGAACTAAAGTATCTGATATAGATACAGTAGGACAAACTTACGATCAAGCACTTGCTGAAACATTAGCAAACCAAGGAATTGTAGACACTACGTTTGCAGAAGGTGGTGGAGCTTATGGGGCTGGTGTAGGTAACAAACCTACTGTATCTGCTTTTACTGCACCTGACTACGCACCTAGAGAGCTAGGTAAGTTCCAAGGTAATCTCTCTGCACACACATCAAGTTCTTTAGATCAGATTAAAGAGTTCCAAGCTCGCCTTGAGCCTCTAATGGCTCCAGAGATGGCACGTTTACAGACACAACAGAAGCTAGACTACAAAGATGCTGTTGAGCAGGCGTATATACAGAATCCAGAGATTCAAGCACTGTACAACGAGTACGATGTAAAGCCTTTCAGAGCTACTAAAGATGGTTCTATTTACTTATATGACCCGTTTACTTTTGGTGAGATTAGAACACTAGAAGTAAAAGATAGAGATTTACAGAACGCTCTAAAAGCAGTTACTCAGATTGGCGTAAGTATTCTTACAGGTGGTGCAGGAGCCACTATGGGACTTACAGGCGCCGCAGCCGCAGCAACAAGTGCCGCTGTATCAGGATTTACTACGGCTGCGTATGGTGGAGATAAAGACGCTATCCTTAACTCTATGTTAATGGCTGGCGGTACTTCTTTACTTAAAGGTGCAGTTGATAAAGTTAAGCAAGGTGTAGAGAACGTAGCTGAAGAAACTCTACAGGCTGTTAGTCCAGAACTAAGTGTTGAGTTACCAGAGATAGTTTCTGCTGAAGCTGCTGAAGCTGCGGTAACTGACCCTAGTAGTGTTATAGACTTAGCAGGAGATCCTTCTGCTTTTGACAATATAGACATTGCAGCTTTTACTCCTGAAACTGTTGCTTCTACTTTAACTGATTCTCAACATTTTACTAACACTATTAGAAGAATTGTAGATGATGTTGGTGGAGACGCTGCTTATCAAAACTTAACTCCAGATCAGTTTGGGCAGCAGTTGCTTAAACATGGAGGAGGAAGAGCTTACAGACAGATCTTTGAATACGGAGGAGATCCAAGAGCTTTAGTAGATATTCCTGATGAAATAATTTCTTTTGTTGGCGGTGTTGGTAATGTTCCAGACTTTATTATGGAAACAGAGATGGAGGACTACACTAGACCTCCTTCATCACGAACAGAAACCACAGTTGATATAAGTAAACTAGAAGATACTCCAGTAACAGAAACTCAGCCTACTAGAGAGTCTTTCTTACCTTCAGATCAGCCTTCAGGAGGCGGTGGTGGAGCAGCAGGAGGTACTGGTTTAGCAGGAGGCGCTACAACAACTACTTCTGGTTCAGTAAGTGTAACTCCTTCTGTTGATTACACTGCACCGGGATCAGTTACCTCCAGTTTATTTGGAGATGTACTAAATACTGCTGCTGCGGTTGCCGGTGTTGACACTTCAACATCTCCAATAACTCCTGTAGCTACTACTGCTCCTGTTACAGAAACAACTCAGACTACAACCACAGAGCCTACAAGTATCTTTGAAAACACTACTGATGATACTACTACTGCTCCTGATACTATAGGTGGGGGATCAACAGGAGGCGTTGAAGAACCTATAAGCACTGGAGGTGCTGAAGGTACTGGCGCTGAAGGCGGCGCTAGTGGCGGTACTGATGACGGTAGTGGTACTGAAGGTGACGGAGCTTCGGGTCAAGAAGGTGGTGATGACACTGCTGGAGACGGCACTGATGCCGGTGGAGGCGCTGGTGATGCCGGTGACGCTGAAGGTGCAGGAGATGGCACTGGAGAAGGTGAAGGCACAGGAGAAGGAACTGGAACAGGAGAAGGCACTGGTGACGGTGATGGAACAGGTAGAGGCTCAGGTGCAGGAGAAAGTTTAGGTATTGGTGGAGCAGGGGGTATTGGGACATCTATGTTCTCAGACTATCTTTACGGTTTCCAGCGTCCTCAGATTTTAGAGCCAACGCTACAGTTAGGAACTTACCAAGCCCCTGTATTTCAGGGTTTATTTAGAGGAATTAGATGAGTACCAGTTATTTAAGCATAGTCAACGAGGTACTACGTAGGCTACGAGAAGAAGAAGTATCCACAATTACACAGAACACCTACAGCAAGATGGTAGGTGACTTTGTTAACGACGCAAAGCAAATTGTAGAAGATTCTCACCAGTGGTCTACATTACGTACAACTATTGTAGTGCCTACTGTAGAAAATACTACAGAATATAGCTTGACAAACGCTGGAGAACGTGTTAGAATATATAGTGTCATTAACGACACATCAAACTTCTTTATGCACTATCAGACACCTAACTGGTTTAACAATGCTTATTACATTTCTGGTGAAGTAACTGGTAGTCCTGACTCATATACCTTTAGCGGTATTGACAGCAATAGTGATACTAAAGTAAGAGTGTACCCTAAACCATCAGGTGTCTTTAACTTACGCTTTGATTTAATTGCTAGAGAAGATGAACTGTCTTTAGATACAGACACTACAGTCTTACCTAAGAACGCTATAGTACACAACGCTGTAGCTTTGTTGGCTAGAGAGCGTGGTGAAACTGGTGGAACTACAGCACAGGATTACTTCTTGATTGCAGACAGACACCTATCTGATGCTATTGCTTTAGATGCCTATAAGAATCCTGAAGAGTTTATCTGGACTACTCCCTAATGGCTCAGAACAGAGAACACATATACATTGCTGCTCCGGGATTTAAGGGTGTTAACACTCAAGACTCTCCTGTAGCTCAGGATGCGACCTTTGCTGCTATTGCTGAGAACATGGTGATAGACAAGTTTGGTCGTATTGGTGCGCGTAAAGGTCTGAAGAAACTAACGACCAGTGCTACACCTTTAGGATCTAGTGATGGTATTGAGTCTATCTTTGAGCACGTAGATCACAGCGGTGACAAAGTAGTGTTTTCCGCCGGTAACAACAAAGTGTTTACTGGTACGACTACACTTACTGATGTTACTCCCGGTAGCTATACAGTTAGTGCTAACAACTGGAAGATCATAAACTTTAACGACCATGCTTACTTTTGGCAGCGTGGTCACGAGCCGTTAATTTATACTGACCACGGTGGCAGCGGTACATTAGAAGCCTTTAGCTCTCACAGCCACGCTACAGGTACACCACCACAAGCCAATGAAGCTCTAGCAGCCTTTGGTCGTGTGTGGGCTGCTGACGTTACTGGTAACAAGCATACTGTTTACTGGTCTGACTTATTGTCTGGTCATGCGTGGACAGGAGGTTCTTCAGGTTCCTTAGATATTACAACTGTATGGCCTACAGGTCATGATGAGATTGTAGCGTTATCTGAGTTTAATGACTTCTTAGTTATCTTTGGTAAGCGTAGTATTATCCTGTACTCTGGTGCTGGTTCACCGTCTAGCATGGTACTAGCTGATGTTATTACTAACATTGGCTGTATTGCTAGAGACAGCGTACAGTCTACAGGATCAGACCTTATATTCTTGTCTGACTCTGGTGTCCGTAGCTTGGGTAGAGTCATACAAGAAAAGTCTAACCCTATTGGTGACGTATCTGTAAATGTACGTGATGACTTAGTACAGGCAGCAGCAGTAGAGACAGGTAACATTAAGTCAGTCTACAGCGAAGAGAATGCTTTTTATCTGCTAATCTTACCTGAAGTTAACAACCTTGTGTTCTGCTTTGACATGCGTGGTAAGCTAGAGAATGGAGCTAGTAGGGTAACTACATGGCCGTTTACTGGTATCCTGTGCGCTACAACTACGGACAACAATGAAGTTTACTTTGGTAACTCTAAAGGTATCAATGAATACTCTGGTTTCCTAGACGATACTTCTACTTACACAATGAAGTACTACACCAATGCTCTTTCGTTTGGTGACGCTAGTAAGCTAAAGATTCTAAAAGAAATAACATTTACTATTGTAGGTGGTCAAGGCACAGACCTATTGTTAAACTGGGGTTACGATTATACTGAAGGATACACCAAACAACTGTTAACAGTAGACGATGCGTCTATTGCAGAGTACGGTATCTCTGAGTACAACGTAGCAACCTCGCAGTACAATGCGTCTATCATTGTAAACAAAGCAACAACTAAAGCTACTGGATCTGGCAGAGTAGTAACTATTGGTTTAGATGCCACAATTAATGACAAGTCATTTTCAATACAAGATGTAAACATTGAAGCATTCATAGGTAGAACAATTTAATGAGTAATTATACTAAGACTACAAACTTTGCAGCAAAGGACTCACTACCTTCAGGTAACGCTGCTAAGATTGTCAAAGGCACTGAGATTGACACAGAGTTCAATAACATTGCAACTGCATCAGCAACTAAAGCAAACTCTAACAATGCTGCACTTACAGGTACAACTGTATTTGAAACTTTGTCGGATGGTACCCTTAGCATTACAGGATGGGTTGATGAAGACAATATGTCATCCGACAGTGCATCCCTTGTGCCTACACAACAGTCAGTCAAGGCATACGTAGACTCACAGGTTACTGCACAGGATCTTGATGTAACTGATGGCTCCACAAGCATTGACATTGACTTGGACTCTGAGTCTCTAGGTATCTTAGGTGGCACAGGTATTGACTCTACTGCTTCAGGTACTGGAGTTACTCTAGCTATTGATGCTACTGTAGCTACTCTAGCAGGCACACAGACGTTAACCAATAAGACTCTTACGTCACCTACGCTTAACACACCTACTATTGGTACTTCGTTTACTATTGGCTCCGCTACGATCACTGAAGCAGAACTAGAAATTCTGGACGGTGCTACAGTAACTACAGCAGAGTTAAATGTACTGGACGGTATCACCAGCACTACTGCTGAGTTAAACATACTTGATGGCGTAACGTCTACCGCAGCAGAACTTAACATTCTTGACGGTGTTACTTCTACTGCTGCTGAACTTAATATCCTAGATGGTGTGACAAGCACTACTGCTGAACTAAATATCCTAGACGGAGTTACCAGCACAACAGCAGAGCTAAACATTCTTGATGGTGTGACTGCCACTACAGCAGAACTAAACCTGCTGGATGGAGTTACTGCTACCACAGCAGAACTAAACTACGTTGATGGTGTTACTTCTAATGTACAGACACAGTTGGATGCTAAGGCTCCAATTGCTGGAGCTACATTCACAGGCACTACTACTATACCTACTGCTGACATCAATGGTGGAGCTATAGACGGTACTGTCATTGGTGGCTCATCCGCTGCTGCTGGTAACTTTACTACTTTAGGAGCCTCTGGTGCTATTACAGGTACTCTGGGTACTGCTGCACAGACTAACATTACAAGCGTAGGCACACTTAGCAGCTTAACAGTCTCTGGTGATGTCACTGTAGATACAAACACACTGAAGGTAGACTCTACTAACAATCGTGTAGGTATCCTTAACGCATCTCCTGATGTAACCTTAGACGTTGGTTCAGCCACAGACGCTATGCACGTACCTGTAGGTACTACTGCACAAAGACCCGGAAGTCCTGCTGCTGGATACTTTAGATACAATAGCACTACAGGTGGATTTGAAGGCTACACAGACGCTTGGGGAGCTATTGCTGGCGGTGGTGGTGGAGTAGCGCCTAGTATTGACACAATGACAGGTGATGGTTCTGATACCACACTTGCGCTTACTAATGCTCCTGTTAATGAGAACGCTACCTTTGTAACTATTGACGGCGTAACTCAACACAAAAGCACCTATAGTGTCTCTGGTACTACTTTAACATTCTCTACTGCACCTCCTACTGGTTCTGCTGTAGAAGCTATTACACTTAACACTACTACAATTAATACTGCTTCTATTCTACAGGATGCTGATGGTGATACCAAAGTACAAGTAGAAGAGTCCAGTGATGAAGACAAGATACGCTTTGATACCGCTGGTACTGAGCGTATGATTATTGGTAGTACTGGCGTGGGTATTGGTACTAGTAGTCCAAGCAGTACGCTTCACCTAAGTGCCTCATCCCCAATTATTACTTTGACAGATTCTGATACTGGAGCAGTAAGCAGTATCAGTGCTTCTTCTGGTGAAGGTTCTTTATTTATTGACGCTGATTCTGGCAACGCTGTTGCTAACACAAGCATGCGGTTTAGAACAGACGGCTCAGAACGCATGCGCATCGACTCAAGCGGGAACTTTCTTGTGGGGAAGACTTCAACATCGCTTGCAGATGTAGGCCATAATTTCAGTCCCTCTGGGTTTTCGTTCCACACAAGAGACAGCGGCGAAGTTGCTTATTTCAATCGCAAAACTTCTGACGGTGGAATTGTTAACTTTTACAAAGACGGCACAAGCGTAGGTAGTATTGGTACGCTTTCCGGCTTCCCGTATATGCACGGCGGCACTGGGTTCCTATTAAGTTCAACGGCATTACGCCCTGCCGATTCAGATGGGAGTAATAGCGATGCTGATACTGACTTAGGTTCGTCATCTTCCCGCTTCAAAGACCTCTACCTGTCAGGCGGTGCATACCTAGGCGGCACAGGTTCAGTCA